GTCTTTCCCGCCCATGCCCCAGTAGCTCCTGTAGGGACAATATAGTAGCTATCTATATTCTGGGGGTTTGGGGGTGAAGTAAGGGTACGGGAAAGAATAGGAGCGGAGCCTATAGAAATAAGTCTAAATAGCTCGTTTGCTATTTGTTCTTTATATTCCTGAGAAGATGCCAGTAATAATCCATTATTCCCGAATATTGTCCCAGTCATCCCCGAATTCCTCTCCCATCTTGGCTTTTACCCAGTTATCGTTTTCAATTTTACAAAGACTTTTCAAGTAAGCCTCGTAATTATTCAAGTCTTTTACAGTATAGTCTTTTTTAAAGATTGCGTGCAACTTCCAAGCTTTAGGTGGTATCCAGTCCTTGCTTAATTTAGGATTTTTGAATGTTTTGATCATCCATCCCCGGACACTATCAATATGTTCACCTTTCTTGTAAGCTTCTCTGAGGGCGTACTTATAGGCTAAGTATAATTCTCTATCCTTGTCGTGAATTATAATTTCTAGTTTTTCGTTAGCTATTTGTTTTTTCTCTTTTGTTGGAAATTCATGTCCACAGTGAGGACAGATACGAGCGGAAGCGTAGGTTATTTTATTGCAATTTTCGCACTCTTTGATCGGAGCTTGTCCTTTTTGAGTATCGGAAGATGTAGAGAGCTTAGGATAATCTACATCTTCAATAAATCCGTGTTCGGTTACGTTCCCCGCTTGATCTAATACCAAACAATCAACTTTATCTAACCAAATACAGAGCCTTTGTCCCCGACCAGTCATCTGAATATAAAGGGTTCGGCTTTTGGTCGGTCTAGCGTGAATAATACAAGAAATTGCGGGTAAATTAAACCCTATCCCACAAGTGTTAATATTTACAACCCCCCTCAATCTCAATTCAGCTACTTTTCTAAATATTTCTCTTCTTTCCTGTTCTGGTGTTTCGGCTGTTATCACAGCCGTAGGGATACCCCTCTCATTAAATTCTGCACAAAGGCTTTTCGCGTGTTCTACACCCGCAGCAAAACAAACAAATTGTCTTCCTTGACCGAGCCTACGATACTCGGAAACCGTCGATTTTACCGCTTCTAAACAACGAATTTCTAACTGACTAGCATCAAAGTCACCGCCATTAATTTTTACCCCTTTAGTATTTATTTTATTTTTAGCTCCAAAGTAAACGCAACCGACAAGCGCACCCCGTTCAATCATTTCTTTTGGAGTGGGCCCAGTTACCTGAACCTCGAAAATATCTCCTAACTCTTCACGTTTCGATAACCGCCACGGGGTTGCGGTTAGACCAATTACGAGACGATTATCTACTGGTAGGGGTTTCCCCGAAAAAAGATGCTGTTGCTTACGAATTACTTCCCATGCTGAGTTTATCTCTTGCATTGCTTCTTTTGTTCCCCCGTGATCTGGATGATGAATTAACGCAAGATGTCTGTATTTTTCCTTAGCTTCATCAAAAGTAATTTTGCAGGGTTCTATGTCTTCTCTTTCTACGACAATACCTAATACTGCTAATTCATCACGAATGTCTTTGATTGAGGTTGTCTGTTTACCATTCTTAAGATTAGTAAAATTATCCTTAAACCATTGACAATAAGCTGATAAATGAACCTCGTCGGCTAGTATTACTTCGGGGTTAAACCAAGTAATATCGCGTCCTCTAGACAAGGTTTGAGTCGTGGCAATCTGAACCAATTGACTTCTATCTTCTTTGTAGCTACCAGCAATTACTCCGGCAGTTAATCCAAATTTTCCTAGAGTTTCTAGGGTTTGCTCAATGAGTACGGTAAACGGTACTACAATCAAAGTCCGCCGCTGTCTTTTCACGGCAGCATCGTAGATTATCTGGCAGAAAAATACTGTCTTTCCCCATCCGCAAGGGGCAACTACTAAGGCTCTTTTATGGATTTTTAGAGCATCATACAGTTCTCTTTTAAGAGATTTTTGGTCGTCTCTTAATTGAATTTGTGGCTTAGATGATACAAAAAGTGTTTGTGTTTGTAGTGTTAGTGTCATAATATTAGGTGATTGTCTTGATAAAATTTGATATAGTTTCTGCTATTTCGCCTGTCTTATCACGAATAAAGGTAATCTCTTCCTGTTTGTCAGAGATTCCAAATCCTGAATAATACCCATTATCTGGATCACCGTACTCTTTACACGCAGCTATTTCTTTTATTTTTCCTGTTCTTACATCAAATATCGTACCAGTTACTCTGATTCCTGGTATTAAGCCAAAGCTTGGTATAAAACCACAAAAAACTTCGACATGGGCTATCGTCTGACTATCTAAAAGAACCTTAGCATTACCTACTAGGTAAATTTGTCCGTCAGAGTTTAGTTCCCATTCTGACCAAAGAAAGTTTTTAAACGACCAACTATTCCAGTCAGAATTATCGTTGTATTCTTTGTGGCAAAAAACCGCAATTTTTCTAAGTTTATCTATTTTTTTTGAGCGTTCCATAGCTTCTAGCTTTTTAAAAAACTCTTCTGCTGTTATTGTCATGGTGTTACCTCGGTCTGTATTTCATTTTCGATAAACTCAAAAATACTTGACAGTATTTCTTTAGCTTTTATAAATAAATCTGTTGACGCATCAAGTTCTTTTTTTGATTCAAAAGAGAATTGAGATTCTTTTCTGTCTAGCCAAATCTTGAAAGAACCAGACCGCCAAATCTTGAAAGAACCAGACCATCGCTCTGTACTAGAGATAACTACACTTACATCTCCTAACACAACATGGCTTTCTAATCGCGTCCCGATAATTTCTATGCTTATACCAATTCCAGTTGTTTTACCCCAAATACAAATAGTTGACTTTATATGATTTGTCTGTTCCCAGCTTATTTCTGGGTAACGGTCTTTACAAAAATCTAATATTTTTTGGGCTGTCTTTTGTTTGTTCATTGTTTTTACCTCAAATACAAATAACTAGATCACCGACACAAACATTGATAAATTTCTCACGGTCATATCGAGAATTATTACAAGCTTGAATAATAGAAGTATTTTCTTCAACAGAAATAATCGTTCCTGACCCTTTACAAAGGATACGATGACCAATGAAGTCGCTAGTTATCGGGTCGTATATTGGCTTGTTTGTAATCGAATAAACTAGATGAGAAGTATCTATTCGGATACAATTTGATTTACCACGGTTTATTACTACTTTAAAATCATCGATAACTTCAATTACCTTAGCTGGATACGTTCCTTTAGGCGTAAGCCCTAACTCTTTGTTTGTTGCCATTGTTTTAAGTGTCTGTAGCCTCAGTTGTTTTAATAAAGCCTAAAATAGTCTCCATTATCTTTGTTGCTTCTGGAATCAATATCTTTAAACCTTCGTTATCTCCCGTAACATCTGATTCTTCTTTAGTTGAAATAAGCTGAACCCAGCTTATATTTTCTCGGTGATAATCTCCTATTAGCAACATAGTCATCTGAGTTTGTGTCAAATAACTTTCTACTTTAGTCTCTAAAATGTTAGACGGATTGGGAAGATATTTAATTGAAATATAATATCTTCCTAGTAATATGTCAGGAGGAAAAACTCTTTGTAGTAATTCGCTAGGATAAACAACAAAAATCACGCCTTTTAAGACAAGCTCCCCATATAAATGCTCGAAAGTATTGGTGTCCTTGTCGTAGGAACTTGCGCCGAGCTTCTGCGCTTCAAGACTCCAATTTTTAGGCTGCTTAAAAGTTTCTTTACAGAAAACCTCAATTTGTTTTAATGCTTCTGTTTTGTTCATTAGCGTTAATCCTCAGCTTTAATTGTTTTAATAAAGCCTAAAATAGTCTCCATTATCTTTGTTGCTTCTGGAATTAAGATATTTAAAGTTTCGTTGTCTCCTTCGCTTTTTGGCTCTTTTTTAATCGAATCTATCTCAACCCAATCATGTTCGGTGACTGCCCCTTTTACCTTAACTACTAAAGTTTTAGACGATTTAGAACGATACTCAACCCAAACATTGTATTTTCCTTTTAGCTCGTTTGGATAGAGAATATTGATAGAGCCTTCTAATACTACATCGGTGAAAACATCTATTTGCCTTAGTTTAAGAGTCCATTTTGAGTAATCAACCATTTTATAGGCATTATCACAAAAAACCCCGATTTGTTTTAATACTCCTATCATTTTGTAAGCGTCTATTTCCCATGTGTCCATCTGTTGCTCCTATCTATTTTTGAATTTCATCTTCAATAAAATTAAAGATTTCTCTCACTATTTTTTTAGCTTTTTTACACAGATTCCAGTTATTTTTATCTAGCGGCTTAGTTGTTTCATTAAAATCAGACCTGTAAAACTCTAGCTCACTATCTTTATCGTCATTTAGTTGAATTAAGAAACATCCCCTGAAATCTATGTCTTGTAGGCTAAGATAGCCTCGAATATATTCAATCTCCAACCAATCCTTACCAATCGTTGACTCTAATTTAAATAAAGGACATGAGCCAATAATAGATGCAATAGGATAGCCCTTTTTTGAGCATTCTTTGCTATAGCTCCAATCTAGCTCTGGATACTTTTCTTTACAGAAATTGAATATCTTTTCTGCTACTAGCTGTATGTCCATTAGTGTTACTCCTGTTGGGTGAAATTACTAGGCAGATATTCTGTCTAGTATTGTTTTACTCTTGAATCTCATCAAGAATGAAAGTGAAAATGTCTAGCATTACTTTTCGAGTTTCTCTGTATTTGTTATCAAAATAATCAGATTTTGACTTTTTAATATAATCAAATGCTATTTGATTCTCATAAGGATAGTTATTGTCTCTATCGTCAGGGTTTATCCATAATCCAAACGTGCCTACATAATACGCTTCGCATGAAACACGCTTAAGCGGACTATCCAGAAAAACCTCTATTATTAATTCGTCAGGAAAAAGTGGACACTGAATTATATTATTTTCAGAGTCAAGATTCCATCTTAAATTTGGATACTTTTCTTTACAGAAATTGAATATCTTTTCTGTTATCAACTGTATATTCAAAAGCAATATTTTTTCCGCTATTTGTTGTGTGTCCATCTGTTACTCCTATCTATTCTTGAATTTCATCTTCAATAAAATTAAAGATTTCTCTCACTATTTTTCTGGCTTTTTTTACTATACTCCAGCTATCATCATTCCACTCGTCATGAGTGGCAATCATAAGCTCTAACTCGCTGTCTTTGTGATGGTTTAAGTTAACTTGAAAACTACCTGACCAAGGAAGTAAAGATTTTTCTTCTGATTGAGATATTAAAAGCAACCCCAGTATATAATCGTAAGTAGCTTCTTTTTCGTAAGAATAACGCTCTTGTTTTTCATCTGAGCAAATTTCTAGCTCTAATTCAAACAAAGAGCAAGAGCCAAGAATAAGTGAAACAACGTTATAATTATTTTCATGGCTGTCAAAATAGTTATAGCTCCAGTCTAAATCTGGATATTTTTCTTCACAGAAATTAAATAGTTTTTCTGTTACTTGTCTTGTGTCCATCTGTTGCTCCTATTGGGTGAATTTACTAGACAGAATATCTGTCTAGTATTGTTTTACTCTTGAATTTCATCAAGGATAAAGTTAAAAATATCTAGCATTACTTTTTGGATTTGTTTGCACAATATCCAATCTTTTTCATTCCAGTGTTCAACAGTTTCTGTGAAAAAAGAAAACTCACTTTTTTTATTTGAATTTAGTAAGATTATAAACTCACCAACCCAATCTAACGAATTTAAAGTACACCATCCTTTTATTCCTTCCCATCCTTCGTTATATTCAAAACCGAATGAACCACTGTCACCAATAAATAACAGTATTTCCATTTCAGGTAAATCGGTCAGATCGGTTAGTCCCTGAATAGTTTGATGGAATTGATCGTAATTAAATCCGTGGAATACCCATTTTAAATCTGGGTATTTTGCCTTGCAAAAAGTTAATATCTTTTCCGCTACTAACTGTGTATTCATTTGCTACTCCTGTTAGGTGAAATTATTAGGAAATACCTACTGTTTCTTCTACTACGATACTGTGATGACCGTTGCGACTTAGAGCTTCTAAATAAGAAGCTAATCGACTCGCGTGCATAGAAGTTTTAATTCTACAAGGTTTATTTCTTCCATCTATTGTCCTGATTGTGTATCGCATCTGCTATCTCCAATTTTTTGAATTTTGCCTGCAATAATCTAAATGCGCTTTAAGCCTATTAGCAGACTTTTGTTCTTCCGTTCCTCTGACAAGTCCTTTGTTTTTATCAATATCATCCTGATTTGATAAGTTCTTCCACACCTTTTTGGTTTTTTTCTCCATGATTACACCTCTACTTTTTCAAGTCCACGTTGTTCTAAGATTTTATTGTACTCTCTGATTTTCGAGTATAAAGCGTTACGTTTTTTCTGTACATTTTCCCCAGCTTCTTGCTCGGAACTTCGATATTGTCCTGCGTAAAAATTAGCGTAATAACTAATTGTAGCAGTGTCCATGTTTGCAACAAGCTTCATATTTTTTCCTTGATTCATTACTTAAATCTTACATTATTTTACTAGAATTGTCAAGAAATTTCTTGAAAATCTTCCTTCCTAAAACAGTAAAAATGTTCTCCTTTCGTTAGGTGATGAATCGACTCGAAATGGTAATACACTCCTATGGCAGTCTTGACAATCCACAAGGGTTTACACCGGGGAAAGATTTGACCATAGGAATTGACACGATAAACCTTTTCAGGGTATCGAGAGGGAATGTATTTTCCAATCATAGGTACTAGAGACGGGAATTGAACCCGCAAAACTTAATTAAATCTACTCCTGACGAAACGCCCTTCCCTTACTCAATCTTTGCCAAGTTCGGTGGATTCGCAAATTTCAGTTTTGAAACAAAAAATACCTTTA